AAATCAGCGCTATTAATTGGAACAGCGGTTGATGACCATAAGCGTTCAATTGTGTTTCGGCGTGAATTTCCTCAAATCAAAGGACTTGAGGACGAAGCGGCCAAAATAATTGGCACAAGAGACGGCTACAACGCTCAAGACAAGGTTTGGAAGCTACCGGACGGCAATCGTCTGGAATTTGGCTCTGTTCCACATGAAAAGGACAAAGAAAAGTATCAAGGCCGCGCCCATGACCTGAAGGGCTTTGATGAAATCACTCAATTCACCGAGGGCCAGTATCGTTACATAATCGGCTGGAACCGCTCAGATGACCTTAATCAGCGTTGCAGGGTTATTGCTACAGGCAACCCTCCCACAACCGCTGAAGGTATGTGGATTATCAATTATTGGGGGCCGTGGCTTGATCCACACCACCCAGACCCAGCAGAACCAGGTGAATTACGCTGGTACACTACAATTGATGGTGAAGATGCAGAGTGTGATGGGCCTGCGCCGATTGAAGTCAATGGCCGTATGGTCACACCAAGATCGAGAACGTTTATTCCTGCTTCGTTGGAAGATAACCCGGATTTGATGGAAACGGGGTATGCGGCGGTTCTTGAAGGGCTTCCAGAGCCGCTAAGAACGATGCTCCGTGAAGGCAAGTTCGACATGGCGCAGTCTGATCAGGTGCGTCAGGTTATACCGTCAGAGTGGGTGAAGGCAGCGCAGGACCGCTGGTCGCCAGATAAAAAGGGCAGAAAGCAAAATTCTATTGGCGTTGACGTGGCAATGGGTGGTTCTGATAAAACCATACTGGCTCCACTGCATGTCAATTGGTTTGATGAATTAAAAGAATATCCAGGTAGCGACACGCCTGATCCTGCTGTGCATTTCTCTTTGATTGCAACGCATTTAAGGGATGGTGCTCAGGTTAACGTAGATATGGGTGGGGGGTATGGCTCTGGGGTGATTTCAAGGCTGAAGGAAGCAGAAATACCCTGTTTTGAGTTTGTTCCTTCAGGTGGATCAGTAATACGCGTCCTTAACGGGCTGTATGAGTGCAAGAATATCCGGGCGGAAGCGTGGTGGAAGTTTCGGGAGGCTTTGAATCCTGAGAATGGGCATGAAGTTGAATTGCCGCCAGATCGTGAGTTGTACGCAGAGTTATGTGCAGCAGTCTATGAAATACGCGGCAATCATATGCTCATCGAAAGTAAGGATGACATTAGAGACAGGCTTGGACGCTCAACCGACAAGGCTGACGCGGTCATTATGGCTTGGTTCAACACATTTGAAAACGCAGTGCGCATCGATACCCGTAAGCGAAGGGGTACGGTCAATCTTGGCCATGCAAAGCACAAGAAATACAGGAGAAGGTAATGTCAAAAGTATTTTCAGGGGGCCTGCTTGGTCAATTATTCGGCATTGGCCGTGACAAGCCAAAGCCTCAACCCGTCCAGCGTCTTGTAGACCAAGAGAGTGTGTCTGAGGCAGAGCAACAGCAGAGCCTCCTAAGAAAAGAAGAGGGGCGCAAGCGTATTTCCTCACTGGGGCTTACAGGTGGCGCATTGGGTGATTCACGTCCTCCGCGCACTTCAAGAGCTACGCTTACCTGATGAAACGTAAGGAATTTGGGAAGTATATTGCCCAACAGCACGGCAGTCTGGTTACCGACAGGTATTATCTGGACACTTATTGGCAAGAGCTTGCTGATTTGATGTATGCGCAGAGGGCAGAATTTACACGCATATTCACCGATGGTGAAGACCTGCATTCCCATCAGTACAACAATGCACCTGAGCGTAATCGCAGGCAATTGGCTAATACAATTGGTGAAATGACGCACCCCAAGGGTAGGGACTGGTTTAAGCGAAATTTCTTCCGCGATGAACTGGAGGATGATAAGGAAGTTCAATTCTACCGCGAACAATCAGACATGACTATGCTTCAGGCCATAAACCACCCTGAAAGCGGTTATTGGCGTTCTGTGCGTGAGGCAGACAATGATTTCGTGGTATTTGGCAATAAGTGTCGTTTCATTACAGACGCTCCAAACAAGCGAGGCATTCGTTGCAAAACATTGCACCTGAAAGATGTGCATTGGGATGTAGATGCAGACAACAAGGTAAATCAGAGCCATTATCGCGGTGAATTGACTTTATTCCAGCTTGCCAATCAGTTTGGTGAGCAGGCATTGCCGGATAAAATGCAAGATGCGCTTAAAGACGATAAGAAGCGCATGAGCCAGCATAAAAACCGCGTTATTCATACAGTTATGGAGCGTGGCCTGTTTGACTCGTATGGTTATAAAATACAACGAGAAGACAAGCTAAATAACAACCACTCAAATGTGTCTATATGGCACTGTGAAGGTGGCCATATTCTGGATATCGGCGGGTTTTATGAAAATCCGTATCTAATTGCTCGATGGGCAACGATAGGAAAGCCTTACGGGTATTCTCCAGCATCTACGATAGCGTTACCAGCCTCTCGCGAACTCAATGTGATGTCATTGCTTTACCGCGAAGGAATGGAGAAGCTGATTGATCCTCCAATGCTCACCTATGGTGATGCGGGGATTAGCGAATACAATCTATACGCAGGTGGCTTAACAACCATTGAGCAGCGTATTGGTGATGGCAGAACACCTCCTCTTGCACCTGTTGGTGGCAGTGGCGATGTATCCAGTGCGTTTCAGGCAATCCAGGGAGCACAGGAGGAGCTTGCGGGAGATTTTTTCCAGCACATTCTTGCGCTTCCAGACACTAGAGATATGACTGCTGCTGAGATTTACGAACGCACAGCGCAATTTAATCGTGATGCATCTCCGGTAATTGAACCTTGGGAGAGTGAATACAATGCACCGGAACTTGAGCGAATTGATGCAATTCTAGAGCGTCAGGGGCTTTATCCTGAGCCACCGGAGCATTTGCTAGGCACTTCTTATGATTTTGCATTTGAAACGCCACTTAAACAAGCAAGAGGGCGTGAGAAGTTAGCCAAGGCCAATCAGGTCATGGAATTTACAAGTGCAGCGGCTCAATTTGATCCTGCCGTGGTTCATGAATTCGACTGGAAAAAGATTGCACGCGATGTTCGCGATGAAGGCATTGATTGCCCTTCTGAGTGGGCCGCAAGTGAAGAAGACGCTCAAGCAGGCGAGGGTCTACAAGCCCTTGCAGCGATAGGCCAACAATCACCACAAGCGCTTGCGGAACTAGCACAGCAGGGCGAGGTTATTGAAGGGCAAGCTGAAGAAATCGCATGAAGGAAACTGTTTCACAAGAAATGATTTCAGCGGTTAAGGCGGTATCAGAAGGTAAGGCAACACCAAACCAGCAAATGGCTGCAATTGCTTTTATTGTCGTTGGTATTTGCAAGGTCAACGACAACCCATTTTCCGGCACAGATAGGGATACCAGCTTCAACTGTGGACGGGCAGAACCAGGCCAAATCATTCGGAAAATTACCGAAGGTGAGGCTAAATCAATCTACAACATTAAGGAATCCAAGAACGATGGAAAATCTTGATACGACTACCGATCCCGAGGTTATTGAAGAGGCTATTGCGCCGGAAGCTGCGCCGCAGGATAAAGGATCATCAGGGCCAGAAGAGGTCACGGGCGATCAGCCAGCGGTTGCCGAGTATGACTGGCGAGAAGATGCACTAAAAGGCTTTGAAAGCGAAGATGAGCGCAAAGCTGCCGTCAAGTTCTTCAAATCATACAATGATATTGGCTCATTAGCCGCAGGCGCAATTAAGAACGCCAACAAACTAAGGGAAGGCGGTCTAATTGAGCCGCTAGGTGAGGAGGCCACGCAGGAGCAAAAGACGGAATTCTACAGGTCCATTGGGCTTGATATACCCGAGAAGCCGGAGGAATACAGCCTTGGCCTTGAGGAGAGCGAATTCAACACTGAGGTTGAAGGTATTTTCCGTAACATGATGAGCGAGGCTGGTGTTCCTTCTGAGTATGCTGGAAAGGTTGCTGCCGCTGCCGAGGCTCTTGCCCAGGAAAAAAGCGAAGCCCTGATTAATGAGATGAGCCAGAAGGCGCAAGATCAGATTGAAGACTGGTGGCCAACCCGCAAAGAGCGTGAGGAAAACCTTTCTGCCGCCAGTGAAGCAACGAAGTTCATGTTTGGTAAGGAATGGGATGAAATTCGCCAAATGGTTCTAAAGGATGGAACTCCATTGGGCAGCTACCCGGATTTTGTTAAAGGATTTGCTCAGATGGGCAGGCTTTTGGCAGAGGATCAGCATGTTGATTTGCCTATCGCCACAAACACTGCGGCTAATGCCGAATCCAGAATTGATGCCATTATGAATGAACACTATGGAAAGCCTTCTTATCAATCAGAGGCAGTCCAAAACGAAATTAACGAATTAACCGCTATTGTTGCCAAAGACAAAGAGAGAGCGCAAGCAAAAGCGATTAATGGCTCTTAGGAGCAATTCACCCGACTGAAAAGACCCGGAATAGTGCGCTGGCCCATGGACCGCCATGGCTTACCAATCCCGCATGAGTTTCGGACTATCCCGAAGGTTGGACCTAACCACAAAACGCAAAAATAGAGGTGTGTTATGCCTGCGATTAGTGACTCGGTTTTTGCCGAGAAATATCGCCGGGAAACTCAACATGAATCTCAGCGTATGGGTGCAGTCCTTCCAGGCTGCGTCAATACGATTGGTGTTGATTCCGGTGATGGTAAACGTGTTACGTTTTACCGAACAGATGCAGCTTCCAAACCAGTTAAAAAGACTGGTAATGGTCGCTTGCCTTCAAACTCAGTAACTCACAACGCCATTCCGGCTGATCTGGACAAGTGGCATGAAGTGATTGACATCGACAATTTCGATGAATTTAGAACTTCATTTGCCCTTCAACAGGCCAACAGAAAGGCATTGCTTGAGGCGCTGAATCGTCATCGTGATGACGAAATCATTCGTGTTCTTGATACAACCACCACACAACACGATGGTGGTGCGGCTGTATCTTTGAATGAGGATGTTGCGCTGAACTGGCGTAAGCAACTTGCGGACAATGTTGCAATTGTCAACGGACGCAAGATTACTGCGCTTTGCACAACGCAAATGGAAGTGAACTTGATGAAAATCGAGACCTTCCGAAACTCAGACTATGTGGAAGTAAAACCATTCTCTGCTGAAAACATGTATGTTGAAGGCGCAGAAGGCACTATCCGCTGTCGTGAGTGGCTTGGTATCAAATGGATTTTCTGGAATGACCTTCCAGGCCAGGGTACCGCTGCCGCAAAATCATTCCTGTTTACTGATAACTCTGTAGGTCACGTTACACGCGGCATTGAGAGCTATGTAGGGCAGAATGAGCGCGATGATGAAGTCTGGGTACGTCATTCATGCATTCTTGGCACTGCACTTGTGGAGCCAAAGAACGTGATTGAACTTACTCACGATGACACGGCTTAAAGGAGAATAATCATGGCTTTTGATCGTACAAAACTCTCCCTGAACGTGGAAAATCGCAACCATCGCGAGTTTTCCTATCGTGACAATGCTGTGGATGCATTGGCGGCTATTACAGCAGCCGATTTTTTCGCAGACCTTCAAAACACAGGCGCTGAGGTCAATGACCCTGTCTATGTTGAGGGAACTGACGGCGCTGCATGGCACCGCGTCGATTCCTTCAATGCAGCAGGCGATGGCACGATTGTAGCACTGTAAATAAATGGCGGGCCGGGTTTCTCGGCCTGCCACCACCCCCAAAAGGAAAACACAATGAACGAAGTACGTCCCTCAAATCTGGTCTGGCATAATAGCGGACCTTTCTTTGCTACACATCAATATATGGTCCCGGAAGGTCACAGCATGGATGATCTTCTTGACGAAAAGTATTTTTGGAGTTCTCACAGTCAAATCAACGGCCGCGATCGTGTAGAATTCTTTGACGAAGCAGGCACCATGGCTGGCGTGCTTTGTATTCTCGGGGTCAATACTGATCTTCACAAGGTTGATGTTGAATTGATGACGGGCGGGGCCTTTGGAAGCACTCAGGAAAGCAATCACAAGGCAATGATTATAGAATTTGCAGGACGCGCAGGCTGGCGCGTGCTGGATGGTGAGACAAGGGAAATTCTACAGGATAAATTTGAAACCAAGGCGCTTGCCTACGATTGGATTGACGAGGCCGCCTAATGCCTTCAACTCGCACAGATATCTTCAACAATGCCTTGTCAATGTATGGGCATACACTGCTTTCCAGCGATGAAGATGATACCCCGGAGGCTCGTGAATTGCGTTCCAAATGGGATTCAACTGTGCGATATTGTCTTGAGCGCGGAAAGTGGAATTTTGCAGAAAAACTAAGCATATCATCACCGCTTGACAATCAGCAAACCACATACGGCTTTGATAATGCCTTTAACAAGCCCCCTGATTGGGCTGGTACAAATAACATCAATGAGTGTGATGATAGGGATTACGAATTACGTCCTGAGCAATGGCGAGATTCCGGTGGCAAAATATATGCAAATGCACTGGTACTCTATCACTGGTACAATTCCGATAGTGTGAAAAACACGCCTGGTGTGTTCTCTCAGTCTTTTTCAGACTATTTAAGCGCAAGGCTGGCTGTGCTGACGGTTTACCGCATATCTCCTTCAAACACGGTTATGGAAGGCTTGAGGGGTGAGGAACAAAGAAGGCTTAATATTGCACAAGGGTTTGATGGCCGAAACAATCCGCCCCAAAGATATCCCTCTGGTCGCATTGCAAGGGCAAGGCGCGGTTATTATGGATTTGCCACGGGTAGTGGCGGGAGATATCGTTGATCAATGCGCCGTTAATCACCTTTAACGGTGGCGAGATAAGTGAGAGACTTTCTGCAAGAGTTGATTACGGGAAATATCCCGCGTCATCCGCTTTAATGGAGAACTGGCGACCTTCTATCGAGGGTTCAATGGTTTCAAGGCCGGGGACAATATTTGAAGGGCAGACATTAAATAATCGCAGACCTTATTATGGAAGGTTTGTATTCTCGCTAGGTCAATCGTTCATTCTGGAATTTACCGACCAGAAAATGAGGATTTTAAGCACTGGCGGGGCAATCCAGACCAGCAACAGCAGTGCAACTATTTCAAATGGCGAATTTGCGGATGCAACAGACTGGAATCCTGTTACGGGAGGTTCTAGTACCATAACATTTGGCTCTGGCGCCATATTCTCTGGTGACGGTGGTGAGGCAAGCACAATAAGCCAAAGCCTTACAACGGTTGTCGGTCAGCCGGTGTCAATATCGGTTGATGTGGATCATGGGCCAGTTGATATGCGGTTTGGTAGTTTTTCTACCAGTCTTGGCACCGGAACGCATGTAATTGAAGTCACGCCAACAGCAACCTCAACCTTTCTGGAATTTGAGGTGCTTGGCTACGGGTATCGCAAGATAAACTCAGCGGCAGTTATGAGCGGCGGGGATTTGGTATTTGATACCCCATATAGGCAGGTAGATTTTCGAAGGTTGAGACTTACCCAGACCTTAGACGTGGTTTACATTTCTAATCTGTTTGCGCCTGAATTCAAGATTGAAAGGCGCTCTAATCAGTCTTGGTCATTGGTTAGAGTGGATTGGTCAAATGGCCCTTTTGAGCCTATCAATGTAAGTGATACGACTTTAGCGCTAAGTGGTGAGCGAAACCTTCAAACGCTTACTTCCTCAAGGGACCTATTCAACTCGGGTCATATCGGTTCTTTGTGGAGGCTTATTTACCCCGGACAAGTCGTAAATCAGGCGGTTTCTGGTGATGACCAGTTTACATCATCTGTTCGGGTTTCTGGCATCACAACAGAGAGAAGCTATTCGGTTACTGTTTCCGGTACATTTAACGGCACAATTACAATACAAAGGTCAATCGGAGTTGAAGGCAACTGGATTGATGTGAATTCATTTTCTGGGCCTGGAACGCTTTCGATCACTGACCCAGACGACAATTCGATTGTATTCATTCGGGCTGGTTTTAAAGCGGGAGAGTTTGTCTCTGGCACGGCTGATGTGCTTATCAATTATGCACAAGGCACTACAGAGACGAATGTAAGGGTAATATCTTTTACTGATGAAAGAAACATGCGGGTAGAGGTGCTTGATTTTGCGCCGACTACTGAGCCTGTAACACAATGGTCTGAAGGTACTCTTTCTGCTTCACGTTCCTATTCAAGCGCATTAGATTTTTTTGAAGGTCGCTTGTGGCTTGGTGTTAATGATGAGGTGATTTCCTCTGTTTCAAACGATGTGGAGAACTTTGAATCCGGCACTGATGCTGACCGATCTGTAAGACGCAATATCTTCACAAGCTTTGGCGGAATAATCCAATGGCTAAAGGGTGCTGACAGAGTTTTAGTTGGAACCTCCATGGCTGAGGGCGTGGTCAGGTCTACGTCATTTGATGAGCCGATTACACCGACGACTGCTACCGCTAAATCACCCACACAAACAGGCTCAGGAGACGTTGAGGCGCTTAAAATAGGGTCAAGCGTTCTATTCGCCAGCCAGTCAAGACGAAGGCTGTGGAGGCTTTCTACGGGTGATAATGTTAGTTATCAAACGGACATGCTTAATAGGCTTCATTTGGAGATATTCGGCAAGGGCATAACAAAGATGGCCTTTGCACAGGAGCCATACAGAAGGGTTTATTGCGTCATTGAGGATGGTGACATGATCGTGTGTACCTATCATCCGGATGATGATATTCTTGCGTTTTCACGTGAAACCACCAACGGAACCTTTATCACCGTTGAGGTTATACCCCAAGAAGATGAGGACGAGGTATGGGTTGGGGTTGCCAGAAGAATTGGCAATCAAACCGTGTTTATGAATGAGCGTTTCGAAAAAGAAGAGCTTACGGACAACATTGAGGATACAGTAGGCGTTGATAGTTCGGTTGTTTGGTCTGGCGAGTGTACGAAAATCATTCGCGTACCTCATTTAGAGGGCGAATGCGTTAGTATTCTGGCCAATGGAAAATCTCATGAATGCATTGTCCGGGACGGTAATGTTGAATTACCCAGAGAGGCGGATAAGGCAATAATCGGATTGCCATACAATTCTGACTGGAAGTCCCTTCGGCTGGCTTATGGAGCGCGTCAGGGGACGGCGCTTACTCAGCCCAAAAAGGTATCTCAAGTTGGGTTTATTGTAAGGCGATGCGGCCAGGGTCTATCGTTCGGCCCTGGCCCTGCAAAATTAGAGGAAGTAGCTCGCTTTATGGCTGATGGGGATATGGACATTACAGAGGGCTACATCGAGGGCGAGGGGAGAATAACGATTGATCAAGGGTTTAATACGGATGCGCGGCTATATTGCCGCAACCAATCTCCGTGGAGAGCGGAAATACTAGCAATGATTCCGCATGTCAGCACCCATGAATTCCCCTAAGCTGGAAGGTTGTGAGACGCAATCTTTAGGTGCTTCGCATTTCTCAAGCTTTTATGGCGGTGAATATAAAGACAATCAATTTCTGGGGTGGGCTTTTGTTAAAGATGGTGAGTGTCAGGGGTTTTTTGGCACAATTACGCTTGAAACAGGGATTGAGTGGAGTTCAATCACATTGAGGGACGGGCTTTCGTTCGACCCGCTTTGGTATCGCCATTTAAAGCGTCTTTTTGATGTGTTTGCGGAAGTTGGTTTCAACAGAACTGTGTGTGCATTGGATGATGACGTCCCGTATGCTGAAGAGTTTTTATTGCGTCTTGGATTTACTGAATTGAAGAATGCCAGCAAGTTGGAGCTTTTGCTTGCTGATGGAAAAAGGTTGTTTGAATGGCGCACGCACTCTTAGCAGCACAAGTCATTGGCTCCATATCGGAAGGGGCTGCGGAAAAAGAAGCCTCAGAAGTTAATGCAGAGAACATCAGCCGCCAAGGGCAGCAGGAGCAAGCAATTGCATCCATGCGAGCAGAACAGAGAAAAGAACGCGGTAAGGAACTTTTAGCCCAGAATAGGGCAAGACTAGCAGCGGAGGGCGCTGATACAACAAGAGGCTCGCCTTTGGATTTTCTGGCTGAAAATGAAAGTGATATAGAGTTGCAAAGCCTCATTGATGCGCAAAATGGCATTAATGCCAATCAGTCTTCAATCTATAGGGCTGCATTAGAGCGTCAGCGCGGCAAGAAGGCGTTCCAGCAGGGAATATTAAACGCCGGAACGCAATTGGCGGGTGGTATTGGTGGTAGCATTGGCGGCGGAGCTGTCGGCGGTATTAGCACGGTATATACCCCTGTAAATGACCCACGGCGTGAGCTTAGAAGAGCAGGGTTTGGATAATGCCAAGACTTGTAGGTGCGAGTGCGCTTGGTTCGCCAGGTGCGGCAAATACACAAGGTGCGCCACGTATAACGGCTTTTGATACGGGTGCTGGCGATGTTGCGCGTGTGGCCGGTGCTGCGGTGCAAATTCTGGAATCCAGAGAGCAAACACTTGAATCTGAGGCAAGGGCAGGCATCAGTCGCGACTTAATCAATTTGGACAGCCGATTTGATGAGGACAGGGATTTCGATACGCTTGAGGACAGATATTCTCAGGAATATGATAGCATTGTTCAGAAATATTCTGGCGGATTGTCAGGCAAGCGCCGCCGTGCTTTTGACAATGATTATTCTGTTTCAAAGGCAAGAAGTATTGCCGGTGTTCGTAACAGGGCAAGAAAGCTTGACTTAGACGACCAGAGGGGCCGCTTAGACCAAAGCATTACGACAAATCTTGATGTTCTCAATTCTGCAAATGCAACACAAGAGCAAAGAGAACAGGCTGTAGCACGAAATAGGCTTGCTTTGGCTGGCGCTGTAAACTCGGGCTTAATTACGCAACAGGACGCATTTAAACGCAATCGTGCTGCGGATAGTCAGGCAAAAATAAACAATCTTCGTTCAGAATTTCGCAGAAACCCGCAATCTGCCAGAGTGTTTAATAATGGCAGCGCCAAAGAGTTAATCAAAGGATTTGAGGGGTTCCGGAAAAAGCCCTATTTCGATGTAAATGCTTTAAGAGCAGGATACGGCTCTGATACTGTTACCCGCGCTGACGGTTCAGTGGAAAGGGTTACTGAAAGTACGGTTGTTAGCCGCGCTGATGCTGAACGCGACCTTGAAAGGCGCATTGGAGAGTTTCAGGACACGGCCATTGAAAACATTGGCGAAAACGCATGGAATAACCTTCCTGCTGGTGCAAGAAACGCCCTTACATCAATTGCATATAATTATGGCAATGTACCAGGTCGTATTCGTGCCGCTGCTCAATCAGGAAATTCGGAAAAACTTGCACAGGCCGTTGAAGGGCTGAAAGGTGACAATGACGGGATAAATTCCAAGCGTCGTCAACAGGAAGCCGATCTAATACGACGTTCTCATACAAAAGGGCTTTCATTTCAGGAATTGGATGCACTTGAGCGAGAGGCAAGTGCAGTCATTCGAGAGGATGACGCATTATCTGATTCAGAAATCAAACAAGACCTTGTTAACTACAAGCAGGACTTGGAGGATTTGA